CCGCGAGCCTGAAGGTGAAAGGAAAGGAACCCATGCAGATCGAAATGTGGCACATCGACCGGATCAAGGAGTACCAGCAGAACCCGAGGCTCATTGGCGAGCAAGCCGTGGACGCCGTCGCCGCCAGCATCAAGCAATTCGGGTTCAAGGTTCCGGTCATCGTTGACGCCGACGGGGTGCTCATCGCCGGGCACACACGCGTCCGAGCCGCGCGCAAACTGGGCCTGAAAGAAGTGCCGGTCATCCACGCCGGCGACCTGACGCCGGAGCAGGTGCGGGCCTTCAGGATTGCGGACAACAAGCTCCACGAACTGGCGACCTGGGACATGGAACTCCTGCCCATCGAGCTGTCGGAGCTGCGCGGCATGGATGTCGACCTGGAACTCCTGGGCTTCTCGTCGGCGGAGCTGGAAAAGATGCTCGGCGCGATGGGCACCGAGGGCCTGACCGACCCCGACGAGGTTCCCGAGCCGCCCGACGAGGCGACAACGAAGCCCGGTGACCTGTGGATTCTCGGAAACCACCGGCTGCTCTGTGGCGACGCGGGCAAGACCGAGGACGTGGACCGTCTGCTGGCCGGCGCTGCGATCCACCTCGTGAACACCGATCCGCCGTATAACGTCCGCGTCGAACCTCGCTCGAACAACGCCATCGCCGCGGGCAACAGTTCCTTCACGAACTACCATCACCAGCAGATGGACCTCGCACGGTACACGGAGAAGTCCAAAGCGACGCACCGGAAGATGCGGGCCAAGGACCGGCCGCTGGAGAACGACTTCGTCAGCGACGAGGAGTTCGACCGGCTGCTGCATGCGTGGTTCGGCAACATGGCCCGAGTGCTAGAGCCCGGCCGCGGGTTCTACATCTGGGGCGGCTATGCGAACTGCGCGAACTACCCGCCCGTGCTCAAGGCCGTGAAGCTCTATTTCTCGCAAGCCATCATCTGGGTCAAGGAGCACCCCGTGTTGACCCGCAAGGACAGGATGGGTAGCCGTGTGGAAGAGCTTTCGTTCGGCTGCGAGTGGGGCCGACTCAGGCACCTCAATGGCCTGACGCAATAGGTGAACGCGACGTTGACCTTAAAGCTGCGATTGTTTGAAGTGTGCCTCCCCATACCGGGAGAAATAGTACAACACCGATCGCTCAGCGATATCCTGCATTACAGAAGCCATCTCCTCAACCGTCCATCTCTCCGGCCGAAAGTAGAAACTCCCGCGATTGAACTTCCCCGATTCCTCGTTGTATAGATAGGTCCTATTCAGCCTCCCGAACATTGCCATGGTGGAAACCCGATCCAAAATGGATGAGTCCGGCTCAAAGTCACAGCCATACCCAAAACAGACGAACGGGAAGATGCACTCCCGCATCAGCGCGGCTCGAAGGCCAATTAGGTTCTTTCCAAGACGCTCGATCGCATTACCCTTCGCTTGCTTGGGAAGGCCCTCCTGAGCACGAAGAACGTTCGTGCCCTGATTCTTCACTTCCGCAATGAGGATAGGATATGTCAGAATGTCACCAGGTGGCCCCTTAATGGCGAGAACGCCGCCATCGGGGCGAATCGAACTGCTGTCAAAGTGGTAATGAAACTCGGTATCGGGGTATGTGCGGCGCAGTTCCGCCACAATATCCCTGAGATACCATTGCTTCTCGTGCGTAAGCGAGACGCCCGCCTTAAACCGGCGCCGGATATGGTCGACCACCTTGAACAGCGCCTGTATTATGTCGGTTTCCTGCTGCTTTGAGGTCACGTTGATCACCGTGCCCGCCCGCTGCACGCGCAGTTGGTCTTTCCGCGCCATTCCCGGCTACCTCCGCTCGAGAAGGAACAGATGCTCGGTCACGTGTATTCGGCGATTGTTGAAGTTCCTTGCACCTCGGAAAGCGTTATACTTCTTCTCCACCACGTGGACTGACCCGAGAGCGCTAAGCATCCGCTTCATTTCATTGGGCGCAATGAACCCCTCGTCATTGAAGGAAACCAGAATAAAGGGGGCGTCGACAGTGACAAGAAGGTCCTCCAATAACTCCCTGCACCTGCGACGCACGTTGTAACCTGATCGCCGCCAGTCGGGCGGTATCCCGGAAACATGGCTCACGTGCGTTGGCCGCTCATATCGCACCAGCAGGTTTAGCATGAAGTAGTTTGAGCCATAGGGATGCTGGTTGTACGGCGGGTCAAGGTAGGCTACGTCCAGGTTCTTGAGACGGCGCACAAGCCTATTGGCGTCCTCTTGGAAAACCTCGTAATCGCACTCGAAATTGCTCAAAACCGGAGGCGCCAAAACGATGTCGCCTAGAATTCGGGTCAAGGCGTCGGCGCCTGTCCCACCGAACTGCCCAACGCCGGTCCGCCGGTTCTTGTAGAAACCTTTGAACACACCAGCGGTGTTCGCATGTACCGAAGCTTCGCTTAACAACGGCCCCAGCAAGAGGTCCGTCAAATCCGCTGGGGCTGTCTCGATTAGTCGGCGGTAGTTGTCGAGGCGCCTTGCGTTAGCGGTGGTGTAGAACACGCGATCCTCTCGCGTAATTCTAGTCTCATCACGAGGTGCGTATAGCTCTTCAATGAAACCTTTGGGAAAGGGCTCGCTCTCCACGCGCCTGTTGAAGTCGTCCACTATCGCAGATACCGCACGAACGTCTACCGTGCTCTTGTTACGAAGGTAACAGCGACCAGTAACCGCGGCGTAGTCTTCAATGTCGTTGCTCGCAAGGTATGCAGCATGAGCCTTCAAAAAGCGCGATACGACACCGGAGCCGCTGAAGGCGTCTAGCACACGAAGTCGCGGCCTGCCAAGGCGGCGCTTTACTCGTTCAAGAGCGAGCCCGATTTCACCAAGGAAGGCTCGTTTGTTCCCGATGTAGGTGAGCAGTTGCTGCGAAAGGTAGTCAGGGTTCTCGGACATGGGCTCATCCGGCCAAAGCGCCAGCTGGCGGTCCTTGTCCCACGTACCGTCTAGTCTTGCCGCTCGCATGCCACTCTTCTTCATATAAGCCTTATTCCCGGAAACCGATCTACGAAGGCGGGCTACCGTCGAGGTCTGATTACATCCAGGGTTTTTTTGCGCAGGAGTTGTTGTTGCTAGACAGTCCTCGTGTTGCCCCATGTAGCGGCGGCGGGTATCGATGGCCTCGAACCGACGGCTACGTCGACCAAGGTCCGAAGCAAAGGTTTGGGGGGCCAATGCGTGGACTCTCTGTAGCGCGACCTCAATTGGCGCCCATCCGTGATTCCAGCGCCCTGGCGGTTCCCGCCGCCCTTATGTGGATTACTATAGCAGAGGCCGTCATGGCCGCCTAGCAGGCCGCATGAACGGCGCAGGCCGAGTGGGGAGCACGCCGCGTTTACCAGGAAACGCGGGCGGGGCTACGCCGTGTCGGCAGTGAGGTGGCCACAGGCTTCGAAGCTCAAGGGGCTATGCCCGGGCAGACGTAAGTGATTGTCGAATAGCCACTTACGAAAAATCTCGTCTCGCCGTTTGCGAATCCGCCGCAGGCGGTCCAAGTCGGGCCCGCTCCCGTTCTTCGTGATGAATCCGAACACTCCGCACATCGTTCTGCGCTCCTTTCGGGGTTAGGCTTGGGCGTCGTACTTCTTGGCCAGCCGGCGGAACTCGGCCTTGATCTCTTCCTGGGGGATGGCGTCCGAGACCCATCCGTATTGCTTGCCGCCGTGAATCCGGGCGTAGCCCGCGCCCCAGGCCAGGTATCCGATCAGGCGTTCGGCCTCGCTCGGCCCCGGGCCGGCCTTCTTCCACCCGCCGGAAAGCGCGCCGGGGTTCCACTTCGGCATCCGCTTGGCGCTCAAGGCCCGCTCGACCAATCCGAGGCAGACCTGAATCCAGCCGACCGCCTTGGTCGCGCTGGTGGTTCCCGAGAAGACGCGGAACTCGACCGTGTCCTTCGAGCCGCGGGCGAGGTTCGTCAGGTTCAAGGCGTGGTAGCGGTCGCGGTCGAGGTTGGGCTTGGCGTCCTTCTCGCTGCCGTACTTCCGCACCCCGCCGCAGTACCGACCTCGCTCGCGGTTCTTCGTGCCGGTGATCGCGTAGAGGCCCTTCTCGACGTAGGCCACGATCGTGACCAGGCGGGCGAGCGCGATGCTGGGCCATTCGCGCTTCCACCCGACGTGAACGTGGACCCCGCAGCTCGCGTTGACCCGGTGGCCTTTGGCCTCGAGGATTCGCATCACCTCGGCGACCTGGGCCAAGCCTTCGGGGCCCCGCAGGACGGGGCTGACGATCTCGCACCGATGGCCCCCGTTGCCGTTGTCGATGGAGCCGTCGGCCTCGGCCTTCCAGCCGGCGGGCAGGTAGGGCACCTGGATTCCGTGGCGGTATCCGCCGATCCGCAGGCCGTCGTCGCGGACGGCGCTGTCGGGGGCGATCGTCTCGATCTCGATTCCGAAGGTCAGGTCGTTGGCGTTCATCGTGAGGTTCCTTGTTTGGGTGGTAATCGTACCCCTCGCAACAGTGGTAACAGTCGCTCAAACGGGACGTTTTGTCCAGGGAATTCCAGAAGCCCTAAGTCCAAACAGTGTCGTAGCTTCGGGCTCGTTCTTTGTGTCAGAATGGGCGGCTTTTATTGGGTGGCGGAATCGCCCGTAAAAGCCCGGGGGCCAGAGGCGGCCGTAAGAAACCCCGGGGGGAACCCCGGGGCGTTTGGGAGAAGGGAAGAGTGCCGCGGCGCTGGGCTAGGCATGGGCGAACTTGCCGCGGTCGGCCTTACGGAAACGGGCCGCGACACCCTTGGCGGCGATCTCGCGGATGATCGCGCTGTAGAGCGTGGCGTGGGGCGTCTTGCCGCCGGGCGACTGCCAGTAGCCCTTGGCCTCGACCGCCTCGATCATCTCCTTGGCGTTCATCGGCTGGCCCGAGTCCTTCAAGACCTTCGCCGCGGCGTCCAGGCCGCTCATCTTCTTCGGCTTGGTCTCGGCCTTGGCCCGCTTCGCGTTGCCGCGCTCCGGCTCGGCGCTGGGCATCGCCTCCTGGCTGACCTCGGCGGCCGGCGGCTCGGTGGTCGTGGCGGTCTGGGTCGCCTTGGCCCTGCGGCTCGTTCGCTGCGGCGCTGCCGCCGCGCCGCGGAGCCGTGCCGGGCTCTTGATGTGAATCTTCTTGCCCGTGGCGAGGTTCGTGGCGCTCCAACCGCCGTGGCGGTTCTCGCCGTCGATCCGCACCTCGACGAGCTTGTCCGACACCTTCGAGGTGTAGACGCCGCCGAGTTGCACTTCGTTCTTCTTCATCGCACACCTCCGTTGGGAAAGGGGAAAGGGAGACTATTTCACCGACTGGCGGCCGGCCTCGTAGGCCGCCCGCAATGCGAGCTTGATCTGTCCGACCGACACCTCGTGGAAATCGAGCGCGTCGGAGTTGCGGTACGCGAGCGTCGGCACCTTGAGCACCTGCTGGGCGATTTGCGTCAGCCGGGCGTCGATGGTGGCGTCGTCGTCGTTGCGAGCTTGGGGACTGGTCATCTTGGGGCTCCCGGTGGGTTAGTAGCGTGTGCTTTCAACGATGGTCAGTTGGAACTCCTGTCCATTGGGAAGCGTGACGACCACGCCGCGGTTCATGGTCAGCACTCCGGCGGCGCGGAACGTGGTCACGCTGCCGCCGGCCCGTTCGATGCGCCGCTCGATCAGGCGGACCAGCTTCGTCTCGAATCGCTTCTCGCTCAGTCGTGGTTTCTTCATGGTCGTGCTCCTTGGCGTTGGGGTGCGTTGGTTCGTACATCCACACATGAGCCAGGTTTTCGGCAGAACCTCAAGGCGATTCGGCGGCGGTTCGCATCGATTTCCCGGAATACTTTTTCGCCCAGGCGTAGCACCCGATGAGCACGATTAACGCTGACGGACGGCAAGGCGGCCCGCTCAATCCCCAGGCTTTACGGCTGGAGGATTTGGCCCGCATCCTGTCCGCCTCGGGACCGCGGCCGGTGACCGTGGAGATGCTTCAAGCGGACATCGACGACGGCGCGCCGACGAATGCCGATGGCACGATGAGCTTGGTCGAGTACGCCCGGTGGCTGATCACGGAGATGTCGCATGGCCGCGATTGACGTCCGCCGCCTCCGCCCCAGCGAACTGTGCCGCCTGCTCAATTCGGCCGGCGAGGTGATCAACGAGCGGCAACTGCACCGCCACCGCACGCGCGCCGGATTCCGCATCGGCGACGCCACGCACATCGATCTGTTCCGATACGTGGCGTGGCTGGTCGAGGTCCGACACACGCCGCGTCCCGAAAACGAAAGCGACCCTTATCAGTCGCTCAAGGAGCGCGCCCGGGCGCGCAATGCAGCCTTATCGCTGGCCGGGCGCGACATTGGCGAACTGCCGGCCATCGTCAACCCGGAGCGGAAGGCGAGAGCCGAACACGACTTCCGCTTTTTCTGCGAGTCGTACTTTCCGTTCACGTTCCATTTGCCGTGGTCGCCGGACCACTTGAAGGTGATCGCCAAGATCGAGCAGGCGGTGCTCCGTGGCGGATTGTTTGCGATGGCCATGCCACGCGGCAGTGGCAAGACGAGCATCTGTGAGTGTGCCTGCATCTGGGCCGTGCTCTATGGCCACCGCGAGTTCGTCTGCCTGATCGGCTCGGACGAAGGCCACGCGATGGGCATGCTCGAATCGATCAAGACCGAACTCGATGGCAACGAACTGCTTTTGGAAGACTTTCCCGAGGTGGTCTATCCGATCCATCGCCTTGAGGGGATCGCCAACCGCTGCTCGGGTCAGCTCTACAAGGGCCAGCGCACGCACATCGGCTGGACGGCCCGCGAAATCGTGCTGCCCACCATGCCGGGCAGCAAGGCATCCGGGGCGATCATCAAGGTCGCCGGCATCACAGGCCGCATTCGTGGCATGAAGTACAAGCGGGCCGACGGGCGGTCGGTGCGTCCGTCGCTGGTGGTGATCGACGACCCGCAAACCGATGAATCGGCGCGGTCCCTGTCGCAGTGCGCCGCGCGTGAGAGCATCTTGGCCGGCGCCGTGCTCGGTCTGGCCGGCCCGGGCAAGAAGATCGCCGGCATCATGCCATGCACGGTCATCAGGGCCGGCGACATGGCGGACAACATCCTCAATCGCGACAAGCACCCGGAATGGAATGGCGAGCGGACGAAGATGGTTTATGCGTTCCCCGCGAACGAGAATCTGTGGGCGAAATATGCGGAGGTTCGCGCCGAAGGGCTGCGGGCCGAACGCGGCTTGGCCGATGCCACCGCGTTCTACCAGGCTCACCGCCAGGCGATGGACGAAGGCGCCGTGGTCGCCTGGCCCGAGCGGCACAACCACGACGAGCTGTCGGCCGTCCAGCATGCGATGAATCTTCGCCTTCAGGACGAGCGGGCCTTCTGGGCCGAGTATCAGAACGAGCCGCTGCCCGAGGACGACGCCCCGCAGGAAGACTTATCGGCCGACCAGATCGCCGCCAAGCTGAACCACATGCGACGCGGCGAGGTGCCTATCGGGTGCAACCATCTGACGATGTTCATCGACGTGCATCAGTCACTCCTGTTCTATGCGGTCTGCGCCTGGGAGGACGACTTCACCGGCTGCGTGCTGGACTATGGCACGTATCCGGATCAGCGACGACCGTTCTTTACGCTGCGGGATGCCCAACCGACGCTCGCCCAGGTGGCCAAGGGGGCGGGGTTGGAAGGGGCGATCTACGCCGGCCTGGAGGCACTTACCGACTCGTGCCTGGCGCGCGAGTGGCCCCGCGAAGACGGGGCGATGATGCGAATCGGACGATGTCTGATCGACGCCAACTGGGGGTTATCCACCGACGTGGTCTATCAGTTCTGTCGCCAAAGCGCGCACTCGTCGGTGGTCATGCCCAGTCACGGCCGGTTCGTCGGCGCGTCGAGCCTGCCGCTCAATGACTACCGGCGCAAGCCAGGCGACCGACTGGGGCACAACTGGCGGATGCCGGCCGTGCAGGGCAAGCGTGCTGTGCGGCACGTGGTATTCGACACGAACTACTGGAAGTCGTTCATCTACGCCCGGCTGGCTGTACCGATGGGAGATCGTGGCGGTTTGACGCTCTTCGGCAACCGCCCGGACCAGCACCGGCTGTTGGCCGAACACCTCACCTCCGAGTATCGGGTGCGCACTGAAGGTCGCGGCCGAGCGGTAGACGAATGGAAGCTGCGCCCGAAGCGATGTGATAACCACTGGTTCGACTGCCTGGTCGGCTGTGCCGTAGCGGCGTCGATGCTGGGGGGTGTCGCCCCCGGCATGGCTACGGCACCGCGGGAGCGACGGCGCGTGAGTTTTGCAGAGATGCAGCGAAAGAGGAGGATGCGATGAGCAACGAGAAGCCGAAGAACAATGAGCAGGCCAATACGCCGTCGCAGGCCGGGCTGGTGTGCCCCCGCTGTGGTTGCACCAGATTTCACGTTCTCTCGACTCGGCGCGCCCCTGGTGGCCGGATCATTCGGCGTCGCGAGTGCCACCACTGCGGCCGCCGAGTGACGACCGTCGAAAGGGTGGTCTGAAAAAGCCGACCGCTACCGGTAGAACTTTTTCCGAAAAAACCTTCGCATCGCCGAACAGATTGCCGCGAAAAAACGAATTAATAGAGTAGGAGGGGAGCACACCACGAACGAACAGCGATGACTGAACCACTCGACGACGCAATCCGCCAGAATGCCCAGGGGCCGGCCAAGGTCACCAGCGACGCCGGTTCGGTGGAGCAACACAAACTCACCGACCAAATCGCAGCCGATCGGTACATCGAAAGCAAGAAGGCGGCCCGCGTGAAAAAGCGCGGGCTGCGATTCAATAAGCTCATCCCCCCCGGAACCGCAGACTAACCACCCACCCTTGCGACGCCCGCCGCGTCCCCCCGCCTTCCTCCTCCTCGCGCGGCGGCGTCGCATTTCCTCTTACAATCAAGCGCACATGCCGCGACTTCTCAACCGCATCGCAACGTGGCTTTTTGGTGGATCGCGCAACGTAGCACGGCGCGCGCGGATCGTGCGCGCTCGTTACGACGCGGCGACGACGACGCCCGATAATCGCCGCCATTGGGCGGCCGCCGATGGGCTGTCGGCCCGGGCGGCCAACAGCCCCGAAGTGCGGCGAGTGCTGCGCAATCGAGCGCGGTACGAAGTCGCGAACAACAGTTACGCCCGTGGGATCGTCACCACATTGGCCCACGACTGCATCGGCACCGGGCCGCGATTGCAAGTGCAGCACGATCTGGCGAGGGAGCTCGAGCGGCAATTCGCCGGGTGGGCGAAAGCGGTGGGCTTGGCTGAAAAACTCCGCGTCATGCGCATGGCCGTCGCGCAAGATGGTGAGGCGTTTGCGCTGCTGGTCAGCAACCCAATGGTGTCGCACAACGTCAAACTCGACATCCAACTTATTGAAGCGGATCAGGTCGCGACGCCTGGGCTTGTGCCGCCGCAACAGCCGAACGCGACTGACGGTATCGAGTTCGATCGGTGGGGCAATCCGACGGCGTATTTGGTGCTCGACGCGCACCCGGGCGACCCTGACTTCGCGGCAGTAGCCACGGCGAAGCGTGTGCCCGCTGCATCGATGATCCACCTGTTTGTGCCGGAGAGAGCAGGACAACTGCGCGGCGTCCCTGAGATGACGGCCGCGCTGCCGCTGTTCGCTCAACTGCGCCGCTACACATTGGCGGTGATCGCCGCCGCGGAGACGGCGGCAGACTTTTCCGCGGTCCTGTTCACCGACGCGCCGGCCGATGGCGATGTGAGCGAGGGCGAGCCGTTCGAGTCGCTTGAAATCGAGAAAAGAACGATGGTTACGTTGCCGGCCGGTTACAAACTCGAACAACTTCGGGCCGAGCAGCCAAGCACGACCTACGCCGAGTTCAAGCGAGAAATCCTCAACGAGATCGCTCGCTGCTTGAACATGCCATACAACATCGCGGCCTGCAACTCGAGCGGCTACAACTACGCCTCTGGCCGGCTCGACCATCAGACCTACTACAAGTCCATTCGCGTGTGGCGTAATCGCCTCGAAACGACGGTGCTCGACCGCATATTCGCAACCTGGCTCGACGAGGCAGCGCTCACGGTGCTGCCGGGCCCCGTCGGCGAAGACGTGCCGCACCAATGGTTCTGGGACGGGTTTGAGCACGTCGACCCGGCAAAAGAAGCGAATGCGCAGGCCACGCGACTGGCGAACAACACCACGACACTCGCCTACGAGTACGCCCGACAAGGCCGCGACTGGGAAGAGGAACTGCGGCAGCGTGCCCGCGAGCTTGCGTTGATGCGCGAACTTGGGATAGACACTGCTGGTGCGATCACACCAATAACCGACACGACCGACGAGGACGAATATGCCACACAAACTGATGCGAATTGAGGCTGGTCACGTAAAGTGGATCGAGGCGGCGGCAAACGAGCCGCAGTCCGTGCCGCGATTCACGATGGTCGCATATACTGGGGCTCCAATCGAAGTCTATGGTTGGGACGACCCCGTGGTGTTTGATCTGCAAGGGTTGCAGTGGACGAAGGTTCCGATCAAGTACGCGCACGCGGACTGGGCCGGCGTCGGGCACGCCGAGCGCGTGTGGGTCGAAGGATCGACCTTGTACGCGGAGGGCCTGATTTCGCGGGCCACACAGGCGGCCCGGGAAGTCGTGGAGTCGGCGAAGCGAGGCTTCCCCTGGGCGGCTTCGGTTGGTGTGGTGCCACTCGAGGTAGTGCGATTGCACCAAGGCCAGCAGGCCAACGTGAATGGTAAGGAAATCACCGGCCCGTGCTACATCGTGCAGCAGGGCGAATTGATCGAGATTTCTTTCGTTGAAATCGGTGCGGACGCGAACACAAAGGCAACCGTCGCGGCCGCGTCGGCTGTAGCGAATACGACGGTTGCCCACACAACCCCCATGACTGGAGGCAAGAGTATGACCGTGGATGAACTGCGCGAACTGTTCGGGGGGCGGTACCCCGACCTCGAGGCCAAAGCGCTCGAAGAGGGCTGGGACGAAACGAAATGCCGTGACCAGATCGAAGCCCGCGCGCGAGAAGAACGCAAGCAGCAACTGCTGGCTGCGATGCGTGATTCGCGTCCGCAAGCCCCGGCTGTGCACACGTCGCAGCCGCCGGTGAATGCAGCACGAGTGCTGGAGGCCGCCGCCATGATCGCGGCCCGGGCTGATACGATCGACTACACCCCGCAGGAGGTCGAGGCCGCCCAACGCCGTTGGCGTCGAGGTCTCGGCCTTGGTGAGTTGATCGTCGAGGCGGCACGAGCGAATGGCTACTCAGGCCCCGGCTACCGCGACACGCGCACCGTGATGCGATATGCGTTCCAGCCGCATATCGAGGCGTCCGGGTTCTCGAACGTCGACATCGGTGGCATCCTGTCCAACGTCGCCAACAAGTTCCTGCTCGACGGCTTCTTCTCGGTCGAACGGACGTGGCGGAACATCTGCTCCGTCAAAAACGTCGGCGATTTTAAGACCATCACCAGCTACCGCCTGACCGGCAAGGATCAGTACGAACTGGTCCCGCCGGGTGGCGAGTTGCAACACGGCACGTTGGGCGAAGAGACCTACACGAACAAGGCCGACACCTACGGCTTGATGCTCACGATCGACCGCAAGGACGTCATCAACGATGATCTTGGTGCGATCACCTCGGTGCCTCGCAAGCTGGGGGCTGGTGCCGCGCGAAAACTCAACAGCGTGTTCTGGACGACCTTCCTGGCGAATTCGTCGTTCTTCACGACCGCGAGAGGCAACTACTTCGAGGGCGCTGCCTCTGCGCTGGGCATCGACTCGCTGACGACTGCCGAGACGATGTTCGCGCTGATCAAAGATGCCGACGGCCATCCGACCGGCGTTGATCCCGCGATTCTGTTGGTGCCCACGGCGCTGTCGGCCATCGGATCGCAGCTCTACAAGTCGATGGAGTTGCGCGACACGACCTCGAGCACGAAGTACCCGGTGGCCAATCCGCACCAGGGCAAGTTCCGCGTGGAAGTCAGCCGGTACCTCGGGTCCGCATCGCTGCCTGGCGCGTCGAACACGGCGTGGTATCTCTTGGCCGATCCGAACGACCTGCCGGTGATCGAGGTCGCGTTCCTCAACGGCCAGGAAAGCCCGACGATCGAAACGGCCGACGCGGACTTCTCGGTCCTGGGCATCCAGATGCGCGGCTACCATGACTTCGGCGTGGCGCTGCAAGATCATCGCGGCGGCGTGAAGAGCAAGGGCTCGACGTGAGATAGTGCGAATACCCCAAACAGGAGACAAATAGCATGGCGACGTATGTTTACGCTGGGGACCGAGTCCCCTATACTCCGGCGGCGGCGGTTGCCGCTGGCGATGTTGTGGTGCAAGGTGATCTGGTCGGTGTGGCGACTGCACCGATCGCTGCTGGTACCACAGGCACCATTGCGGTGCAAGGCGTTTTCGCTTTCCCCAAAGGCTCTGGTGCCATTAGTGCCGGCGCGAAAGTCTATTGGAATGCGACGAACCAGATCGTTGTCACCACCGACGGTGGTGGTGCAAACAAGCTGGTCGGCAAGGTGGTCACCGCGGCGACCACTGCCGATACCACCGTGCAGGTGCTGCTGACCCCGTGAGGTGCGTGATGCTCCGTGCCGGATTACTATATCTGATTGCGCAGCTGCAACAATATGCTGGCGAGCAGATCGTGTACCGTCGCGGAGTAGCATCCGACTACACCATCACGGCAATCATCGGACGAAGCGGGACCGCCACCACCGATGCAAGCGGTGCTCTGGCGGTCTCGCATACCGATGCCGATTTCATCATTGCTGCTGATGACCTGCCGTTCACACCAACCGCTGGGGATCGCATTCAGCGCAACGACGGCACATGGTATCAGGTGTTGCATACTTCGGGCACTCCCGGCGTGCGACCAAGCGACCCTCTGGGTGTCGCGTGGCGCGTCAGCACAAAACGAGTGCCTACTTGATTCAGACGGAGAGCGTAATGCTGGACCGGGCAATCGCGCACGGCAAGGAGCATCGGAAGCCGTACTATGGCAGCGGGCGTACTGATCGCACGTGTCGCCCGCATGGTGCGTGTCCGTATTGTCGCGGCAATCGGCTGCACGCGACGCGCAAGCGAGAGTTGTCCGCACGAGAGCAATTGGAAAGGAAGGTCTGACGTGTTGTTTCGCTTTGCTTTGCTACGCGCCGCCAACCAGGCCGGCGCGTCGCCGGAAGACCGCCGCGTCTTGCGGCAAGTTGTTTTGTGGCCCCGCCGCCGCATCGACGGCGAGGTAGTACGTCTTGATGATCTTGTCGAGGAGCAGGCTGTGGCTGAGTTGCAGGACACCGCTCCAGCGTTGCTGGCTGCCGCTCTGCCCACCGGCGTGCTGGCCTCGGCCGCTGCCGGCGAGTTGGTCGGCAAGATCGACTGGGCCAAGCTCCTGGATTGGCTTGTCGCCAACTTGCCGAAGATCATCGAGATCATCATGTCGTTGATCGCGCTGTTTTAGGCCAACAATCGCGCTGGGGTAATAACACCATGCAAGAGATTGTTCAGCGTACGCTGCGCAACACACGCATCGTTACCAGTACCGCGCTTGCCGCGCTGGTGCTGATCACGATTGGCGCATGCACTGTTGCGTGGCGGGCCGAGACACACACGGCTGCCGTTGCGGCGGCACCGGTGGTTCGCACGAGCGGAGCGAAGGTCGAACCGCTGATTGCGACGACAGAATGCGTCGTTGCCGTGGGCGACGAGGGCGACCTGCCGATTGCTTGTACAGCCGACGAAGCGTTGGGTGTTTGGTGGTCGCAATGGCCCGCCGAGGGCCTGCGCGTGCGTTTGGTGGTGCAGGCGATCGACGGCCAATGGCGACCGGTAATGGTTGTGCGACCGACCAAACCAGGCAAATGGTCTTTGGCGGCCGCCAGAGCATCGGCGGATGGCAAGCTCTTTGCCTCGTCTGTAACGATCTCGACCAGTGAGCCGACGCCGGACCCTACGCCGGGGCCGACGCCGCCCGGCCCCAACACGCCGAAGCAGGTGGCGATCTTGGTCGAGAGCGACCGATTGGACGACCTGCCGGATGCACAACGGGCTATTGTCGCCAGCTTGGCGGCCCGCAAGCGGATCACTGATGCGGGGCACTTGTTCGTCGGGGTGTTTGATCCCGACCAGCATGGCACCAGCAAGGGCAAGTTACCGACGTGGATCGCGCAGTTTGTGGGCGAAGCCAAACGCGGCCCGATCGTTGTTGTTGCTCCTCGACAAGGTGGCACACCGGTGAGTAAGCCGCTGCCGCAGTCCATTGATGCGCTATTGGAGGCGTTGCGATGATCGAGTATTTTGACAATACGCCGCCACCGACCACACCATTCGGTAAGCCGGGATTCCTGCCGCGCCGCACGGCCTACGGCGAGGCGATGGAATATGGTCTGATTCCAGTCGGCGAGTACGTTGGTATGGTCATCCAAAGGGCTGACTGGCCTGATGTAATCGCATCGTGCGAACATCTCCGGGCGTTTCCACTACACCACCAGCTTGGGAAGGGGTGGGCCACAGGTTGGAGTCAGAACGGGTTGAATTACTGTTGGGCGTACAGCCTTGCGGCTGCAGTGATGGATCGTCGCATCATCGAGGGCAAGCCTCACGTCATGCTGAGTCCGACCTCGTTGGGCTGGCTCGTTCGTTGGCGTAACGACGGCTACTATCTTGATGAGGCCATTCGCGGAGCAAGAGAGCGAGGCATCGCACCCGCATCCTACACCGCTGGCTACTCGATTTCACCAAATCGTTTCAAGGCGGGCTGGGAAGAAGCGGCCGTCAACTATCGCCCGCTCGAGTGGTGGGACATTCCGGGTGGACGAGGCGATACGACGATCGGGCATTGTCTTGCAGTGTTGCGCACCGGCTGCCCTCTTTACGTTGCGTACAATTGGTGGGGGCACGCGGTCGAGTGCGTCGGTATGAAGTGGGATGCAAGCCGAAGGCAAGTAGGCTGGATCATTCGCAACTCGCATGGCGAAAAGGAACCAATCGTTTTGTGGGGCGCACGCGGTATTCCCGATGAAGCCTACGGTGTGCGCAGTTGTTCGCTGGCTGAGGACGACTTTCCTCAACGTGGAGCATGACCCATGATCGGCGACCGAATCAACCAGACCGTGGCCTATCACCTCGAAAAGGGCTTGCCGGACGGCAGCCAGATCGACAACCTCGTTGCTTGGCTCACCGTCACCGCGACGCGAATCGACTACATCGTGAAAGAGTGGATCGAAGCCGGTGAGATCGTTGTTGGGGTGAAAGCACCAATTGGTCCCGAGATTCAGTTGCGAATCAAGCTGCCAAAGGATGAGTAATGAAGCTGGCGTGTGCGTGGGTGATTGGCGCATCGATAACGGCGGTGCCGCTGGCCGTTGACACAGGCGGCTCGATGGCCGATCTGCCGTTGCAACTCGTCTCCCAGCTTGGAGGCATGGGCTTCGTCGTCTGGTTCGCGTGGTACACGATCACACGCACGCTGCCGACCTTGGCTGAGAAATACGACGCGGGCCTTCGTGCAGCGCTTGCCGAAGCCAAGGCGGCGCGTGAGGAGTTTCGTGCTGAACTGACGCGCATCCTCGACGCGCACGCGAAAGCGGCGAACGACCTGGCGACGGCAGTTCGAGACATGGTGTCGCATTGCCAGAAGCGACAGGTCGGGTGAAATGTCCAGCGTCGTAACACAATACAACCCGGCAGGCTGGTGGCGCGCGGCAGACAGCGGTGCGCAGGGCAATACGTTTACCGCCACCGATCTGTCCGGCAATGGGCGGCACGCCACGCAGACGGTGCTGGCAGCGCACCCGACGAAGGTCTATCGCCCGACCGGCATTTACGATTGGGCATGGTCGTTCGACGGCACGCAACAATGGATGCTGGCGAGCAACATGCTTGCGTCGCAAGACGCGCAGACCGTCATCGCCTTGGCGAGGTCCGGCAACACGTCGTTGTGGACGCGGCGCGTGTGGGGGTTTGCTGCCCCGTATGCGCTATTTGCCTTAGGCACTCAGTGGGCTTACTACGCTAAGACAGACTACACCCACGTCAATCTTGGCGGCAACACATCCAACTGGACGGTTGTGGCAGTGCGACAGTTCAGGGTGGAGGCTGTGGGCGAAGGCTACACGCCGCCAGTATTGCGTGCCTTGGTTGGCAGCTTGACATACGACCTGCCTTTCGGTGGCATCGTGAATGGCAAACCGCAGTGGTACGCGCTGCCGAACGACGGATACGTCGGCCAGATCAGCGTTACATGGCACTATTGGGACAACGATGACTATCGATGGACCTGCGACATCTATGGCGGCGCTTACGCGGGCACGTGGTACAACCTCTCAGGCGCTCTCGGCGACTACACCTATTACGGCGAGGGGTCCGGTCCAGCGGACGTTACGATCAGCACGCCCAACCCCGAAGGAGCTTACGGCTATCGCAATAACGGCGTGTATGCGGGATTCTGGTTACCCAAGCTGCTGACTGGCAACTTGTCGCTGGCGATTGGTGCCGAGAGCTATCTGGGCGGCCAGAAGTGGGTCGGCCACATCGCCGACGTAATGGCCTTCAACGACTTCTTGTCGGTCGAGGCGATCCAAGACATCTACACCAATTACTTCATTCCGCGATATTTCGTCGAGCCGACCACGCCGCTTTCATGCGGCTTGCGCATGGGCATGCGGTTAGGAATGTAGGAGTTCGCATATGTCAGTAGTCTATCGCACGCTATCCGATTCGCCGCTGTGGTCCGCACCGTGGACCCCCAACGACTCGACGCCTCTTCCGTCCGGTGTGCGGGGGATCATGGTCGGCACCGCCGGCAACGTGGCGATCGTGTACTCCAACGGCAACGAGGATGTACTCCCGCTGGCCGCCAACACCTATTACGGCCTGGTGTTTCCGACGCGGATCAAAGCGACCGGAACCACAGCTACCAATATCCACCTGCTGTTTTAGGCTCGTGCCATGTCCGTCCAACACGCACTCGCAACTGTACTGGCAAACAACGCTGAGTTGTCGGCGTGCCTGCCCTCGGGCTGCGCCGTGCAAGCGACATGGACACCGGCCGTGGCGGTGGAAACACTCACAGCGCCGACGCTGTTGATCGTGCCCAACGGCTTCGAGGTTGAGTGGGCGGCGAGGCGAATGGACCGCATGACGTGCCGCATCTCGTTCGTGATGGCGACACCAGGCGATTCACACAACGACATCGAAACCACCGTGGAGGCCGCCGAGGCGATTGTCGCGTGGCTCAAGGGGCAGTTATCAATGGATGGCACACCGCCACGGGTAATATCGGATGGCGTGTGGCGAGTCGCTGAGGTCGAGCGAATGGAACACGATCTACTGGTTCGCGAGCAACGTATCGCGATCGTTACCGTGCCGACGACGTGGGAGTGCGATCACACCTATTACACTGCCGGACCGCCGATACCATGACGCTGCTGCCCAGGCTGAAAGTCAAACAGATGTTCTTCACCTCGCCTGCTGTGACGCAGCGAGTCGATCGAGCACGTCGTCGCGTACTGTCGCGACAAGGCGCACTCGTGCGCAAGGTCGCGCGGTCCAGCATGCGACGACGCAAAGGACCATCGCCTCCAGGCCAACCGCCGCACGCTCATCGCGGCGATCTCAAGCGAATGATGTTTTTCGTGTACGACCCCGATACCGACTCCGTCGTTGTTGGTCCAATGGCTTACAACTCACGCGCGGTTCCAGGCATTCTGGAGCACGGCGGCACTGTGCGATTACCGGGATTTTCGCGAGCGAGATGACACATGGGCTACAAGGTCAAGCGATACCAACAGCCGTACGTCGGCGGCGGTGGCCCGATTCGTTTGCTGGGCGGCCCGCACCACGCATCGCGACGACTGGTGTTCACGCCGGACGGGCGACAGGTGTTTGCGCACTTCATCTACCCGCTGAAGACGCAGGCACAAGTTGATCGAGCCGAGCGATTGTGGGAAGAGCTGGGCTTCAGTAGCAGCATGGAATCGCGGCACACCGCAACCATCGCGCCACGACCATACATGCGACCGGCGCTGCAAGCGTGCTTGCCGATGCTTGCCAGCTTTTGGCAAGACGCCGTGAAGTGAATCACACAATTTCGTTGCGGCACAGCCGCTATTCTTTGGAGGTGTTTTATGCCGACGAATTACAAACTTGGACGCGAGTGTACAATCAGTGTTGGATCGAATACGCTGGCGTTGGTGAAGGATGCCACCGTCACCGCACAGGCGGAGGAAATCGACATCACCACTCGCGGCGATGGCGCGTACAAGCGCACGGCCCTTGGGCAGCGCGACATCACGCTCTCGATGACGTGTCGCTATTCGCCTGATGATGCGGCGCTCACCGCGTTGTACGCCGCATTCGAGAATGGCGGCACAGTCTCGCTGACGATCAGTGATCCGACTCTCGCCTACGCTGGCGTTTGGTGCATCCCGAAGTTCACGATCAGCCAGCCGCTCAACGGCGAAGTGACTGCGGAGATCGAGTGCAAACCCTCGTTGGCAGCGAGCACCACATGAGCACGTTCATCGATTCGGCTGATCGTGAGTGGCGCGTGCGAGTCACGCTATCGCGGGCAGAGTTCCTTCGCCGCGAAGAGTCTATCGACATCCTGGCGATCGAGACGCTGTGGCCGCAATTGCTCGTTGATCCGCTCATACTCGGTCGCACATTGTGGGGCCTGTGCCACTCACAGGCCCGCGAGCGCGGCGTCAGTCGAGAAGACTTCCTCGACAGTATCACGGGCGAGACGATCGATCGGGCGCGGCAAGCACTCGAAGAGGCACTGGCTGATTTTTTCCCGCCGCTGAAGGCGAAGGCGGCGAAAGCGATCTTCGCCGAGATGAAGCGGGTGGTCGCGAAGCTGACCGACGAGATGATCGAGATGCTGCCAGCGCTTGGAGAACAGTGTATCGCTGTTGCGGCATCATCGGCATCGATCCCACCGCAAGCGAACTGACGCTGCAAGCGCTGCTCGACATGGTGCATGGTCGCCGTGAAGAACAGTGGTGGCATACCGCCGCGATCACGAGTACCGTCGTCAACATGCTGCGCGATCCGAAATCGTCGCCTGTTCGAGTTGAAGAAATGCACCCCATGATCGAGCCACCGGTGATTGACGCAAACGGCTTGGCCGCATTGATCGGAGGCACCTAATGCCTACGCCAGGCTCCATACGAGCAGGAAAAGCGCACGTCGAAATTGGCGCAGACGATTCGCCGCTGCAACGCGGGCTGAAAACTGCCGCCAGCAAGCTCAAGGCTTGGGGTGCGAGCGTTCAGGCTGCGGGCACACGAATGGCAACTGTGTTTGGCGGCGTGTTGGGCAGCATGGCAGGTGGCGCGAAGCTGTTCGCCTCGATGGGCGACCCAATCGCAAAAGCCGCGAAGCGTGCAGGCATGGCGGTGGAGCCGTTCTCACAGATCGCCTATGCGGCGCAGAGAGCCGATGTGTCGTTGAGCGCACTGAGCGCAGCGCTCTTCAAGATGCAGCGCGAGGCTGGCTCGGGCGTGTTGGCCAAGCACATGGCCGAGATGGGGCTGGTGATCGAGGGCTTCGAGCAGATGTCGCCTGAGGAGCAGTTTTTGGCCATCGCCGACGCGCTATCAGCGGTCGACGATCAATCGGCCAGAGCAGCGGCGACGATGCGGATATTCGGTCGCGCCGGCCTGGCGTTGCTTCCACTGTGGCAAACGGACATACGCGGCGGCATGGCACGAGCCGACCTTGCGGGTGCGAAGTGGTCGGTGGAAGACGCGCGAAACGCCGAGCTGTTCAGCGACCGCATCGCTGACCTCTGGTTGTCGATCAAACGCACGCTGGCAGAGATTGGTTATCAAGGATTCCGGCGGCTCATCGAAAACATGGATGCGCTGCTTGAGGATCTGCGCAGCATGCGCCAGTGGTTGCGTCAAAACGGCGAGTGGGTCGGCCGTCTTGTGGTTGCTTTCGCGGCGTTGACTGCGGTCGGGTTGACGATCAAGGGAATTGGCATGGCCTTGAGCGGCGTCGGAACAGCGCTGTCCGCGCTGGTCACGATGTTGCCGGTGCTCCTCAATCCTTGGGTGGGCGGGTTCGTTATCGCCGCTAGTGTGATCGCACTAGTCACTTCGCGGTTGCTCGATCTGCAACAAGTGTTTGGCGGCGTCTTCAAGGCGCTGCTCAGTGGCGACTTCGCCAAGGCGTGGGACATTTTTTCAACCGCGGCCGCCTTAGCGTTCGAGCGTGTCAAGAACATCGCAAAAGAGGCTATGCTGTCTGTCTGGTTGGCAATCAAACACGCCATCGCAAACGCTGTCCTCGACTTGACGACGTTTCCCTCAATCGTATGGGGCGATATTACCGGTGATGGCGGCGCGGCCCAGCGGGCATATGAGCAGCAGGCCAAGGCGCTCGAAGAAGATCAACGTCGCGAGTTGCAGCGCCGCATCGATCGTTCGCGGGAGCGCGAATTGCAGAGACAGCTTGATCGACTGCTCGCGACTCCCGAGGAGCGGCAGGCCGATGAGCCACAGCCGAACAAACCGACATTGCGACTGAACTTCGCCAAGCTGGCAATGGCGGGCGGGGCAGGTGCCGCCGAGGTGCTCGGCACTTTCTCGGCCCGTGCCGCCGCGGCGATGGCGCAGCAGCGAGAACGCCCAATCGTGGCGGCAATCGAGCGCGGCAACGAGTTGTTGGAGGATATCCGAGACGCCGTTGAAGGCGGCGAAGGCATGGTGTTCGAATGACAATTCAGGTGATCGAACACATCGAATCGCAATCACTCTCCGGCGGACAGCGTGCCGACGGCGAGCGAGTGTGGATCGTGCGCGGAACCGAAGACCCGCAAGCAGCCTACGATGCGGTCAAAGCAGCATCGCCGACGACGTGGCTCGATTTCGTTCGCGGCACCATTCGTATCGAGCCGCTTGGGCAAGACATCTGGCGGGCGCGCGTGGAATACCAGCCCGCGCCGCGCATCCGCTGGCAGGGCGAGCCTGGCGACGGTGGTGCCGGCAGCGAACTGCTTCGCGAGTGGTCGTTCTCGGTTTCGACCGCGACGGCTCATCGTGAGCTTGCAATCTCCACGCAACGATTCGGCAACTACACCGATTACGGCCACCAGATTGCCGTTGACGAAAACGGCAAGCCGCACGGCGTCGATTACTTCGTGCCGACGATGAAGTTCAGCGAGAAGAGACGTGTCGATGCGTCGCTGATCACCGAAGGATGGGTCAAGGCCCGGGCCGACCAAATCGCCACCGTCAACAACGCTCCGTTTCGCGGGTTCCCTGCCGGCGAGGTGCTGTTTCTCGGCCTGCAAGGCCACCGCACCACGCTGGAATCGTGGGAACTTGAGTGGGAGTTCGCACGCGAGAAGAACACGACACTGAACCTCACGATCGACGGGCAACAAGTGCAGGTTGTCAAGAAAGGTTGGGAGTACATCTGGTTCGAGTATCGCCCTGATGTCGCCAGTGGTACGAAAAAGCTCGTGTTGCGAGCAGCACACGTCAACCAAATCTACGGGAGTTCCGACTTCTCGTTGTTGTTCCCGGCGTAGTGTTTTCACCCCGTCGAGCCGCACATGGAATACAAACACCCTGGCGACCGGTTCTCGATCAAGGCGCGCGACTGGAACGCGATTGCCGACGTGGTGTCTCGCGTCAACTCGCTGGGGGCGATGCCGGGCGACGTGGATCACCAGTCGCGGCACGGCGTCATTTGGGCCGTCAATACGTCTGGCACCGGCACCGATCCCATCGAGTTCGGCGAGACCGTATCGGTTGTCGGCCTGCGTAGTGGATCGACACCTGCCGAGCAGGCCGAGCTTCGCGGCGTGACATGTGAGCGACCGACACCCGGCGCGCTTGGATGCGTGGGCATTGCGCTCGAGCGCATCGAGCCGGGGCGGACTGGCCGCGTCGTGATTCACGGCCTGGCCGTTGCGAAGGTGGAAATCTCCAGAGCAGCAGATGCACTGTGGGGCTGCGCTGAGCCCGTTGGCGAATCGATGGTATTGCGGCTCAGCCAGACTGGCCGCGTGGCCGTGTGGTCGCTGCTCAACCCGGGCAGCGGCGAATACCCGCGACGCAACGCATGGGCGCTAGTGTGCCTCGGCGAGCAGGCTACCGCGACCGGCGTAGCGCGTGTCGTGGTCGAAGGTGGCCAACGCACGCTGCGCTGGGTTGACTGGAATTACAGCCGCGAGGATGATGCGCGTGTGCCACACCACGATCCCGGCGGTTTCCTTGCAACCGCCCGCGACGGCGATCTCGCAACCATTGCACTTGAGCGGCGCACCGATGGTACCAGCCAATACATCGTCACCGGCGCGCAAAACCGAGCGCACTACGGCGTCGCATATGCCGATGGCGATATGACCGCCAACCGTGAGGTGCCGCTGCGTGGTGTGCAGTTGTTCGGTCCGCGCAACGGTGCCGACGATCTGCCGACGACCGCATACTGCCTCGGCCCCGCAGCGCAGCGAGATGACTTCTTGCTGCTGTTCAGAGATACCGTGCAGCGTCAAGGCGATTGGGTATGCGTCGTCTTGCATGGTGCGAATACACCATCGCAAGGCGAGTTCGCTTGGGCGACGGCGACCGGCAAGCCGATTGGCGGCAACGGCCCCGGCCCGGTGCAAGTCGAGGCGACCATCGCGGGTGAGACCGTGACGGTGCACGTGCGGCCGTGCTCTTCACGGCACACTGCGATCTTCGCGGGCACGTCTATCTTCGTCGCCAAACGTGCCGATAGCGGATGGGATGCCGTTGGTGGTGATCTGTACGATGACCCCATCGGCACGATTAGGATGGTCGATAATGCGAACAACGTGCCGCAGGGGTGGCAGGTCATCGCGAATGTCGCCGACCGCTATCTGCGAGTTGGCCATGCGGCAGGCAACACTGGCGGCGTTGGTGTGATTACCCCAACGCATAATGCCGGCATGTATGCGCCTGCGACGCATACGGTCGCGCTAGATAACCACCAAGGATTTTGGCTAAAACTGGCGTCAGACGAAGCTGCGCCGCAACGCGAATACATCCTCAACGCGAGCGGCTCATCGTCTCATTCGATCAATTCGCAGTACACGAATCTGTCGCATCCGACGCTCGACTTCGAGGCGATCACGCATGCCGAGATGCAGGTCGAGCCCCCCTACTACTCGGTCGTGCTCATTCGGCGCGTCGAGTGATTGCGCCCTCGCCTCTCCTCAGATTGCCCCCTCGACGGTCTCCGTGCGCCGAAATTTTTGGTTGACAGTGGTGTTTTTTTTCGATAAGATGTCGTAGAGTTGAAAGGAGGACACATGACCGCAGAATTTGCTGATTTGATGACCCAGCCAGCCGTTCGGGCGGTGCTTCAGCGCGCCGCCCGCCGGTTGACCGCCGCGGGATGCTCCGACGCCCGCGAGGATGCGGAGCAAGAATTGCTCCTGCAACTCTGGCGGGCGTTCCGTTCGCACCCGCCAGCCCCCCCGATGGAGGGAGTCGCGTGGGTCGCGAGCCAAGTGCAGCAACGCACAGTGGATATGCTGCGCCGCCGTCGCAAAGAGAAGCCATCGGGTGATATGTGCTCGATCGTTGACCCGCACGATCACGTCGCCGAGATAGATCGGCGACTCGACATCGAGGCCGCGCTCAGCCGACTACCGGCGGAGTTGCGCGAGATCGCGCAAGACCTGGCCGCCGGGTACACACCGACAGAAATCGCAGACAGGCTGGGTATCGGTCGCACGACGGCCTGGGAGTGGATTCAGCGATTGCGAGGTGTCTTAGAATCTATCTGAGGGAGGGGATCGCTATGTCGCAACAACTATTACTCCACGAGCCGGCCGACGTGTACCATGCGGCCGCGAAGCACCGCCTGACGAGCCATCAGCTTGCCGTGCTGCTCTACCGCGTGAGGGTACCAGACACTGCTTGTGCGCAATCGTCCGATGAGGCAGGCGGCAATGGCTAAACGGCATCGCAGCAAGAAGCTCCTGGCCTTCGGCGACGTGCATATTCCTGCACACAGCCCGCGAGCCGTCGAGGTGTTTTGCCGCGCAGCCGAGAAAATCCGACCGGACATCATCGTCTGTCTCGGCGATCTGCTGGATTGCAGCCAGTTCAGTACGCATCCGCCGACGTGGGGCGTGCGCACGACCGACTACGAGGATGACGTTGCGACAGCCAAGGCGCTGCTAGCTCGGCTGAGAGCGACGGCCAAGCATCTCATCATCCTCGAAGGCAACCACGAGTACCGCATTGAGCGCTGGGCCGCAAGCTCGCCAACGGGCAAGGGCACCTACTCCATGCTGTCGCCGCGAAAAGCCTTGACCGCAAACACCGACTACGAGTGGATACCTTACGGCTCGGCAACCGGCCGCTATCCGCACTATCGCATCAACAGCCGGCTCGTCGCCGTGCACGGCTGGAGCTATGCCCGAGCGGCGGCCAGAGTACATTTGATGGCCGCGCAGGGCAAGAGCATTATTTATGGACATACTCATCGAGCGGAATCAGTGATGGCTCAACATATATGGACACGCGACGGCATTGTGGAAGCTCGCAATGGCGGCTGTCTCTGCAAGCGCGTCCCCCTGTACGGCGTCGGCAATCCGGTCGAATGGACGCATGGATTTGTGCTCGGGTTTCTGGGTCGCCGTAGCGACACGCTATACTCGATTCCG